TCCCGGTACTAATGGCCTAGCCGAAGCTATCGAATTAAGACACGCTAGTAAAGCAATATCGTGAAATACTTGACACGTTCGGTACGCTTTGATGCAGAGCGGCGCTGTAGCGCTAAATCGCTCGGCATCGCACTAGTGGCCGGTCTATGTTTAATATCAGGTATTCAACCAGCTACAGCTATAACTACAGATAATAAACAAACTGAGCTATACAAGATATACACGCATATAAAGCTGAGTAATCATAAAGAATATAGCTGTATTAATACGCTATGGACTAAGGAAAGTAATTGGTCTCCTACTGCTAAGAATAAGAAGAGTAGTGCGTATGGGATACCTCAACTGCTTAACTTAACTACTACTGATCCTTATCTACAGATAGATGCAGGTATTAAGTACATACGCAATAGATACGGTACTACCTGTAATGCTTTAACATTCTTCAAAGTTAAAGGATATTACTAATGGTTAAGAGTAGAGATCCTAGATTAACTAGACAATATAAGAAGCAAAGGTTAGTAGTACTAGCTAGAGATGGTTATACCTGTGCCTATTGTGGACAAGATGCAGATCAAGTAGATCATGTAATACCAGTAAGCAAAGAACCTAATAGCGCTATAGATTTACATAATATGGTTGCATGTTGCCGTAGGTGCAATATAAGCAAAGGTAACCGCTCAGAGGCCGTTTTTTTACGCAGGACGGCGACCCCCCCTGTTTTTCGAGAAGATACCTCTCCAAAAATGACCGCAACGGTCCAAGCTGGTCCGGCTCTCGGCCAACCTAAGCAGAATTGAAGCCAATGTCAGCCAAAGCTAAACAGCCCTTACGAGGGGCGGTTAAACCACGCTTAGAAAATAAGCCGCTCAACACAATTAACAGAGGTGTTGAAGTAGCAGAGCTAGCAGAATCTATACAGATGCCATTAATGGATTGGCAACGCTATGTATTAGATGATTTACTCAGTATCGATGAAGATCACAAGTTCATAAGACGCAGTTCGCTTTTAATAGCGGCCAGACAAGTAGGTAAGAGCCATATTGGGCGTATGCGTGCAATAGCCGGTTTAGTACTCTTTGGAGAAAAGAATCAGCTCATAATGTCATCTAACCGCTCGATGGCTTTAACTAACTTTCGGGATATTTGTAATATCTTTGAGAATCACGATCATCTAGGCAAACTGGTAAAACAGATCCGATACGCAAACGGTACTGAGTGTATAGAGATGCGTAACGGTAATCGGCTCGACGTAGTAGCGGCTACCAGAGATGGATCACGTGGTAGGACGGCGGACTTCCTTTGGATCGATGAAATACGCGAAATAAACCCCGAAGCCTTTGCGGCCGCTCTACCGGTAACACGTGCTCGACCTAATTCGCAAACGTATCTATCGTCAAACGCAGGCGACGCCTTTAGCATTACCTTAAATGATTTAAGAGAAAAGGCTTTAAGTAATCCGCCTGAGAGCTTTGGCTTCTATGAATACTCAGCGCCACAATGGGCCGCGCTTGATGATCGTAAAGGCTGGGCTATGGCTAATCCATCTTTGGGCATAATGATTACAGAAGAAGCTATCGAAGAAGCGTTATCAGTTAATACCGTGGAAAACTTTCGCACGGAAACGCTTTGCCAGTGGATAGATAGTCTTCAAAGCCCCTGGCCTCATGGCGCGGTTGAAGCTACAAGTAATAAAGATTTAATCCTATCTCCTGGTCCATTAACTGTGATGGGATTTGATATTAGCCCTAGCCGTCGAGATGCAAGTTTAGTCATGGGCCAAGTTACGCCAGAAGGAAAGTTTGGAGTTTGCGTACTTGAAACTTTCCATAGTCAGATAGCCGTAGATGAGTTAGCAATAGCTGCCGCTATTAAAAAATGGTGCGATATGTATTATCCGCGTGTAGTTTGCTTTGATAAATATACGACCGCTTCGGTGGCTTCACGGCTTGAAAGATCCGGCGTAGCAGTTCGAGATATTAGCGGCCAGAGTTTCTATCAGGCCTGCTCGGATCTTCACGATCAGCTTACTAATGGCCGATTAGTCCACTCAGGCCAAGATGCGCTAATCCAACATATGAATAACTGCGCCGCTAAAACTAACGATAGTTCATGGAGAATCGTAAGAAGGAAATCCGCAGGTCCGGTAGATATAGCTATAGGCCTAGCGATGGTAATCCATGTGCTAGTACAGCCACAGGAGCAGGCAAAAATATATAGCGACACGTGAGCAGATAACGGGAAATGTGCTTGACATTTACGAAAAACTTAACTCATGGGATTACTACAAACTTTGGGCCTGCGTCCAGATACTAAGAAGGTAGAGGCACAATACGCCCCTGCCATTATGGATAGTGCGTATGGCTATGGATACTTTAGTACAGCTACGTCTAACGTCGGGTTAGGCGTATTACCTCGCGATATGGCGATGCAAGTACCGGCAGTTGCACGTTGTCGTAATTTAATTGCCGGTGTTATTGCATCTTTAGATTTAGAATTATATAAAAAATCTACAGGTGAAGAATTAGCTAAGCCAGTTTGGTTAGATCAACCTGATATTAGACAGCCAAGATCTGTAACTATGGCGTGGTCCATCGACAGTTTAATCATGTATGGGATCTGTTTCTGGAGAGTAACTTCTCAATATGCCGACGATGGACGCCCTTCGGGTTTCGAATGGGTAGCTAATAATCGCGTAACTACTACTACTAATGAGTTTGGTACACAGGTAGAGTTTTATACTGTTGATGGCGCACGCTGTCCGATGTCTGGTATCGGATCACTTGTAACTTTTCAAGGATTAACTAATGGAGTTTTAATAACTGCAAGTCGCACAATACAAGCCGCACTTGATTTAGAGAAGGCCGCTTCTGTTGCCGCCGCTACCCCGATGCCTACCGGTTATATTAAAAATACTGGCGCAGATTTACCAGAGCAACAAATTAGCGGATTACTTGGATCATGGAAAGCCGCACGTCAATCGCGTAGCACGGCTTACCTAACTTCTACTTTAAGTTATGAAACTACAGGCTTTAGCCCTAAAGATATGATGTATAACGAAGCCTCACAGTATTTAGCTACACAGATAGCACGTGCGATGAATGTACCGGCGTACATGATCTCAGCCGATATGAATAACTCTATGACTTATCAAAATATCCTAGATGGACGTAAAGAGTTCGTAGCCTATTCCCTACAGCCATTTATTTCAGCTATAGAAAATCGCTTATCTATGAACGATATTACTGCTAATGGAAATATAGTGAAGTTCGCAGTAGATGACACGTTCTTACGTGCTGATCCATTACAGCGCTTAGCAGTAACTGAAAAGTTATTAACACTTGGCTTAATTGATGTTAATCAAGCTAAGGAAATGGAAGATCTAACTCCAGATGGCAACATGAACCCAGACATAAACGAGGTACAAGACTAATGGAAAAAATTACACACTTGACTTTCGCTAGCGATATCGAAAGTAGCGACGTACAGCGTCGAATAATTGCAGGCGTCGTATTACCATTTAATAAAATTGGTAACACAAGCGCAGGCCCAGTTATATTTGAAAGCGGAAGCGTACAGATACCAGAAGCGCGCCGTGTTAAATTATTAGCGCAACATAACCAAACAGATCCAATCGGTCGCGCACAAAACTTCCAAGTTACTCAGGACGCTATCTATGGCACTTTCAAAATTAGTGCAAGCTCTAAGGGTACAGATTATTTAACTTTAGCCGCAGAGGATCTAATTAGTTCTCTATCTATCGGCGTAGATGTATTAAAAGCGAAAGAAAACGCAGACGGCGTATTAGTCGTATCTAGCGCAGTAATGAAAGAAGTTTCCTTAGTCGAAAGCCCTGCATACGCAGACGCCGTAGTAACTAAGGTGGCCGCTAGCGAAAGCGAAGCGGAAGAAGTACCAACTCAACCAACTACCGAAAGTGAGGCTATCTTGGACGTAAAAGCTCCAGAGCCAACAGATACACCGGCGGAAGCGACTACTCCAACAGTAGAAGCCGCACGTCCAATAATTACAGCTCCA